ACATATTCGTACCATGGATCCAGCGCGCCGGAGATAGATTCCGGAATCATGAACATTCCGGAAATGAAGTTCCGGTCATTCACTTTTCCGGTCATCACGTCTACTGCAGCAAGATACTGTCTCTCCGTCAGGTCATTCCATGATCCGGGTATCTGTCCGCTCACCTTTCTCCGGATTCCATATTTTCTGTAAGTCAGTGTAAATGGTATCATCATTCCTCCTTAGGCCCAGAAGGCCTTTTTGTCGCATCCTGAATTATCCCTGTCAAGAGCATGCAAGGGATTTCCGACTGCATCGTCAGACATATAAGTCGAGATGAGACGCATCAGTTTTGCGGTATATTCCTGTATGGCGTTCGTGGCATCTGACACGGCCAGTTCCAGACGCATGTCCGATACCGGAGTCTTGGATTCGTTTCCCGGAGTCTGCACCTGCGTCTGCTCAAAATACAGTCCCCGGTCGGTAATGGATCCTGTTGTCCGTAGCAAGGATAGGACAGCCTTCATAATCACCACTTTCGCACAGGCCATGCGGAAATCATCGAAAGTGATATCGGTATAAGTCCAGTCCAGATCTCCTGACAGCCATTTCTGCAGTTTGGAAAACAGGTCATCTCCCAGTATGGGCTGCAAAGACAGTTCCTCTATCTGCTCGATGACAGGATGGAGACGGAGAAAGATGATCCGTGAATTCTGGATGTAATAGATCTGCTGTATCTCTGTCGTGTTTTTCACAATACTCTTCTGACTGACCGTATAGGCAGGTGAAGACTTGAATGCATCATAATCAGACACATTCTCCTCGAGAAAAGAGAGAACCGAGTCAAGGGCATTGAATCCCTTGTTCTTAAAGTTGTTCCGGAGATTATCTTCTTGATATTTATATGCTCCGGTGAAATCTCCGGACTCAGACTCCTGTCTCTGAAATCCCTGGTCTGTAATTCTCAGGTTCAGGGCATCAAAATCTGTCCACATGGCAATATTTGCCACTGCTTTCTGTGAAAGGTACAATAGTTTCCCGTCTTTTTCAGAGCGTTGCTCGGGATCTTTTTCATATATTTCCTGGATCTTTTCCATCATATTGTCTCCAAGCAGTACGAGGAGATATTCATCCTGGGCGTTCCGCAAAGATGCCTGCATCTTGTTCCATGACAGGGCAGCAGAAGTAGGGATAATCTGCTGGATTTCGTTGTCAATTTTCCATTTCGTTTCTGAAAATATCATGTTTTTTGGATTTATGAAAGTGTTTTCTGCGTTCCTGCACCCGTATCAAGGGTAGTCAGAATCGTATTTCTGAAACGTAACTGACATTCAGGCAGTCCGTTCATCTTAATATATAGTTCGAGAGGGTCAAGAAGGTTCTGGCGGTCTTTCCAGGCATTGGCGATGTTGACCAGGAACGCTTCCCGGATATTACTCCCTCCGCTTTGCATGGAGTAAGATCCTCCTGGCATTCCGGCACCCATCACATTAGGATTGACCATCATCGAGAACAGAATCTCCGAATTGGCGGCAGAGGAAGTAACCAGGTTGTCATTCCCTGTATATTTGTTGTCGAGGGCATTTATTTTCCACTCTTCCTCGATGCGTCCGTTCATCTCGTTGACCGCATAGTTGGTAAACAGCGGTTTCTCTGCGTTCTGTGGACCCAGTAGATTTGCTTCCACAGAATCCATATATTTGTTGATGGCAGCTTCGCGCTCCTTTGTTGTCTTGAAATCGTTTACCGGGAACTTCTTGTCCCAGAAAGAATAAGGAATCTGCACGTGCCACTTCCATGTTGTCTGGTTCTTGTAGGCCTTTTTCAGGAATTGAGGTACCATGTGGGCGATATCCACCCATCCTGCAATATATGCCGGCCACCAGCGCGGTTCACCGTATGTCTCCTCGTTGCTCCAGCTGTCACGGACAGGAAAGATGAATCCCTTGTTCAGTTTGCCCGAAAATTTCATCAGGTCGGCCTGTACTTCAGGATTATATTCGTTCAGCACGGGGATGATATCATACTGGTCATCTGCAGGAATACGTGGCCAGTATCCGCTTACCACTGCATTCCGGTTTCCGTAAGCATCTGCTTCCGTATATCTGTACCACAGCGAGTTGAGAGGATTCAGACCGTTGATCACTTTAAGGTCGGCGCCAGGTACGAACTGTACCGCTCCGTTCCCGAACTTGAAATAGTCACGGAGTACTTTTTCCATATATCTCCGGCACATCCTGCTGTCCAGAAATCGGGTAAGGTTCGGGTCATTTACAGGTTTAAGCTCTTCATTTCCGTCGTTGTCGAATCCGGTCACCTGGCATGGGAACAGTCCCTGGCCGAGAGTGAGGAACAGCAGATACTGCAGTCCGGTATTCAGGACTGTCGTTTCCGATATGGTCTTGTTCGCAAACTGTGGGAACTTGTTCCCTTTCCCCCATTCCACGATACGCTGGTCTCCGAAAGGGATATAGCTGTATATCCATTCCTCATGCGGCATGAGAAGATTACGCTTCTCGAAATCAGATTTGGCAGCAGCGTCGGTAAATGTATCTGAAAACATATTTTCAGAATACATCATCAGCGGAATGCCCTTTTTATTGTACAGTATATCCATTGCTCCAGTCTATTTTTTGATTGTTATATTCAAGGATGTTTGTGATTTTTACGGGGAAAGGATGAAATTCAGGATTTCCCTTGCAGTCGCACGGCTGTATTCCTCTCATCCTGTACTGTTTGTTGTTCATTTTTCCTGCTCCCTGTGCAAAGCACAACGGGAAAAAGTGCAATTTACCTGATGCGGTAACGAATTTCATCGAGAACATCCGTTTCCGGCCATACCGGTCATACCGGATATCAAGATCATCCAGCATTGTACTGGCATAGATCCATTTTTCTTCTTTTTTTTCTGCCATAAATTATTAAATTAAGCAAAAGTACGGTCAAATGGAGGATGGGAGAAAATCTTGTCGGTCTGATCCAATGGAACAAGACCGTAAGAGGATTCTGCCTCGTCGGCAAAACGATAGGTTATCTTTGCCGTATCCGGTTCGTTTGACGGTCGTGTACGGGTGAAATCCTTGTCCGTAATGGTTATTTTGCGATATACGGAGCCTTCATACAGCAGCCAGACTACAGGAGATTCAAGCAAGTCCCTTACCTGGTTCATCCGCGTGCCGTTGCAATATCCTGTATTCAGGGTATAGGTGTCATTCACTTCCAGATCCATAGCCGAATAGTCATCTCCGGCATATCCGTAAGTGGCATTCCGGTCCTGTGAATATTCTTCACGACCGAGGAAATGGATGCTCTCGTATGCTCCCAGCATATTGCAGTATATCAGTTCCGTGCGCTGTGGATAGTTCCGGGGTTCCGGAGTATATCTTGCCTGGTCGATGATATTACCAGTTCCGTCAAGGATATAGACATCATAATACAGCAGGACAGCCCCCGGATAATCTGCAAGGGCAAGAGCCTTCACGGATGCCGGAGAGACATTGATATAGAGCAGCTCTTTCCCTGACCCGACAGGCAAGGCAACCTCTGTGTAACTTGCCGTATTATTGTACAGGTAAGCAACTCCTGCCTTGACAGAGTGTGTCCCCGACCCCAGAAGATATATCATCTCCTTCGCATCGGAAAAAGTCCTTTTCTTCCGTTCCAGTACAGGCCAGTAAGAGGACATCTCCCCGGGGATCATGCTGACTATACGGCGTGCATAGAAGATATGACGTACGCAACTGGCAGTGGACGCTGAAGAGACATAAGTGATACGGACATATATGCCGCGTTCCAGGTCTGCTTCTATATTCTCTTCCTCGAATCCGGAATATCTATAGGCCATGATATGGTCATTCCATATCTTTCCGAGACTGGAGATGAGTATATTTCCATTGTTGTCAGCATAGAAGTCAGATGACCAGGAATCTTTTATGTCCGAAATACCTGAATCCTGTGCTATCTCGAAGGTCAATGCCAGTTTATCGTCTGAATTCAGACCGGAAAAAATGATCCGGTCGAGATTCATGGCAAATATTTCTGCTGCTGCAACGGAAAAATCAAGGGAACTTGTCATATTTTTACCATTCTATTAGTTTCAGACCTATACCGACGGTGGGTGCCTTATTGTAGAAGTCCCATCCTCCGTATATTCTAATATTCTTGTATCTATAGGCTGCCATAACAGCAAGATATTGCTTTCCTGCAATTCCGACTACTCCTATACCCTGTTCGGGAGGACGAGGAGCAACAGGATCAGTGATCTTATAGTCTACCATCCTTGAAATGATACTGTTCTGTGATACCGTATCGGTCAGGTATACCATCACGTTTTTAGTGTACACGATGGTATCATGGTAGGCGAGTTTACGGTAAAAGTTCTTGATAACCTTCGGCGTGTCAATATGCGCCGGAAGGGTGTCAAAGACTGTATCGGTCGGTTTCGGGACATATACCAGATGTGCATGTTCCTTTATGATTTCCTTTGGAGCGTAATGTTTCCGTAAGGAAACGGAAACAAGGATTGCCGACAATATCAGCAATTCAACGAGAATGAAGACAACCATTCTCCGGTTCTTTCCCAAAAAATCCTTAATCTGCTGTATGTTCATCTTCTTCAGGTATTTTCTTCCCCAATAATTTGGAGAAAGTAACTTTCACGGCCTGCATGATCAGGTCGATGAAATAACTCTTGTCCTTTCCGTCGATCACGGCAAGATTTTCCAATACTGATGTCGTATTCTCAACAACGAAACAGACCATGAGGATCACAGTGATCAAGTCAAAGAGCCATCCGGTTGCCATCCATACCATATTCGGATCCTGCTGACGGGCAATGACCGAGAAAAGTTGCGTGGAAATAAATAGGATGAACCAGATGCAAAGCTTCAGAACGAATCTGGAGAACTTTGCACTCTCGAATTTCTCCTGTTTCTTATGTGCTGCCACCAGTCCGGAGCCGAGTTCTACCGACATGATCAGTATCATGGCAATAATCAGCACCGGCCATATATCCACGGCTGCACATACAGCCCCTATAACACTGCTCATTCCTGCAGTCTGGGCTGTAGGAGCATATTTCGTACTCGGAAAAAGACTCTGAAACAACTCCCGATAGGAATTGTAACCGTAAGATGCTATAAATTTATGTATCATATCTGTGTATTTT